CCCGGATCGGCTGATGGGCCGAGCGGAAGTGCATATCGCCGCCGACCTTGGCGGCAATATCACCGCGCACGCGGCACAGGCGGCGAATGTCGTCGCCCTCGGCAGGCTCGCTGAGTTTCCACCAGACATGGCACTTGCGTTGGCCCTCGGGCGTAACACCTCCGCTTTCGACCACCATGGTGGGCTGGCCAAGGTGGCGCTCCAGATGGGCGCGCTTGGCGGCGATATCACCGGTGTCGATATCCACGACAACAGCCTGCATCTGCAGGATTTCAGCCGCCTTGGCCTGGCCGGGGGCCGCGACCGTGCCGGGGATGACATAGACCGCCGCCCCCTCGCGTGACGCCCATGTGGCAAAGGTGGCCATCTTGTCGGGGGTGGCCTGATCCGCCTCGATCCAGATGTTATGCGGGCGGCCATCGATGCCTTGGCCCTTGTCGATGAAGCTGCGCACCGGGATCAGCCCGTCGCAGTAGCCGAAGACCACCGCCATGAACTGCGCGATCTGCGCGGGGTCCGGCTCGTCTCCGAAGACATCCACCTGCGAGACCGCATCGTTGAAGTCGCGCCACGGGTTGAAATGGATCAGGTTTTCCTTGGGCTGGTCGATGGGCGGCGGCGTGTCGGACGGCGCGTGGTGATCGTCGTGATCAGTACTCATTTTGGATCCCTCGAATTGGTCTGGTAAACTGGGCGGGTCTTTGGGTGTGTCGGTCATGTCGGCAGGCTCCAGCAGCGTTCGGCCCATGGGCAGAAACGGCACTCGAAGAAATCGCGGTTCTGTGCGATGCGCGGCAGCAACTCGCCCGCATCGGTGGCCCGCAGGATCCGCACGGCGCGGTCGGACATGCGCTGCGCCAAATCTGCATCGAAGGGCACCAGCTCATGGTGCATCTCCGCCGTGTCCTTGTTGATGGCGGTGAACACGGCTGGCGCGGCGGAAATGCCAGGCACGCTGGCTTCCATGTAGGCCTGATAGACCGCGATCTGGGCTGCATAGACCGGCTTGGAGAGGGTGACGCCGTCCTTGACGCAAAGCCGCCAGTTCTTGGCGTTCATCGTCTTGCATTCCCAGAGCGCGGGAACGGCCAGCCCGAGACCTTCGGGCCCCGCAGCGATGATGCCGTCGACGTGGCCGCGCACCCGGCCACCGGCGACAGAGAAGCCGAACTGGCCGCCATCGGGGCGATTGGCCTTTCGCGTATAGAGGTCAAAGCCAGCCTGCCGCAGCCAAGCCACTGCCAGATCCTCAAGGACATGCCCGATGGCAAAGATGCGCAGCAACTGACCACTGAAATCCTGGCCCTCGTCCTTGGCCGCGTGCGTAAACTCAAACTGCAGCGCGCGTTCGCAAGCGTGGCCGAGGCGCGAGCCGCCGAGATAATCGCGTGGGATGCGTGCAGCATTGTCGGCGGTCAGGGCCGCGTCGACGGCGGCGTTCAGCTTATCGGCGAATTTGGGACGGGAATTGTAGTCCAGCATCAGAACGGCGCCTCCTGGGATTTTGCGATGCGCGACATCTCGGCGCCGTAGCCTTCGAGCACCTCTTCGATCAGGGCGGTCACGTCTGTCTCGTTCAGATCGCACAGGCGTTTGCTCCAGCCGATCTGGTCCATGGTCTGTCCAAGGCGCTTCATCACGAGCGCGATGGCGAGACGTTCTTCGTCGGTCGTTCCAATCATATTCAGTCCTCTTTTGAAGCGCATGGCGAAGACCCCCTGGCAGGGCATCGAGCAAAACCAGCGGTGTTCGCGCGGGCGCGGTGAGTGGGGGTTAAAGAAGCCGAAGCCGCGCGCGGGGCGTAGGCAGACGGCACATGGCATGAAACTTGGGTGCCAGAGGGGATCAGCGCCCGGTCGATCCTCCGCCGCTGCTGGCCTAGACGGGATTTGCGCGACATGGCTCATGCGGCCCTCCGCTGGTTGGGGGCGGCGGTCATGACGAGGTGGCGGATCGCCCGTTTATTGAAGGTAAACGTCATCAGCGCCGAGGCATGATAGCGCGTCAGGCCATAATCCTGCCGATAGGCGGGCGGCAGGTATTGCAGCTGCTTGTCTGTGGCGGCCTGTTTCAGCCAGCCACGCGTTTTAAAGGCGCTTTCATCACTCTCGACCTCGTTCAGCCAATCATCGGCTTGAGCGAGGCAGACCGTCCTCTCGCCGATGCCCAGCAACCGGGGGCTTTGGCCCTTTGCGCCGCCGACCGCATGCCAGCGTCCTTCGAGGAAAAAGATGCCGCCCCAGGCGTTGAACCCGTTGGCCATCAGCGCGTCATCGGCCCCAAACAGATCGATCCAAGCAAAGCTGGACCGCTTCAACAGATCGATCTCCGTCATGATGAAGCCGGTCAACTCGGCACGACCGGCCGCTTCGGCCTCGCCGTCTTCATCATCGCCAAGATCCTCGCCACACAGCGGGCATTCAAAGCAGGCCAGCGGAATATCGGCGCCGCAGGCCGGGCAGACCTTAGTCGGGGCCTCGCCGCTCTCGGTCTTGCCGTCGAGATCGACGTCCTGTTCCAGCGTGCCGTGGATCAAACTTGATGTGCCGAAATCCAGCACGACGCAGTCGGTCTTGATGACGCCGGGGTGTTCCTCCGGATCGATAATGCGCAGGCCGCGCCCGACCATCTGGATCATGGTCGACTTGTAGGAACTGGGCCGCAGCAGCACGACGCAGGAGGTCGGTGGATGGTCCCAGCCTTCAATCAAAACCGCCACGTTGACGATGACGCGGATCGTCCCGGCAGCATAGGCGGCGAGAATCTCGCGGCGATCCTCACTCGGCAGATCGCCATGGATCAGCCCCGCAGGTACATCTGCGGCGTTGAATGCTGCCGCAACATGTTCGGCATGGGCGACAGTGGAACAGAACACCACGGTCTGACGGTCACTCGCTTTCTCCTTCCAGTGCCGGATGACCTCGTCGGTGACCGGAGCACGGTCCATGATCGACGCGACCTCTGCCATGTCGAAATCCGCCAACGACTTCCGCACAGTGCGCAGCTTATCCTGAACACCGACATCGATCACGAAGGTGCGCGGTGGCACCAGATGGCCCGAAGCGATCAACTCGCCCAGTCGCACCTGATCGGCGACATTGTCGAACACCTCGCGCAGGCCTTGTCTGTCCCCCCGGTTCGGTGTGGCGGTGACACCGAAGATGCGGGCGTCAGGATTGGCATTGCGGACATGGTCGATGATGCGGCGGTAGCTTGCCGCCACGGCATGATGCGCCTCGTCGATTACCAGCAGATCAAGCTGTGGCATGGCGGCAAGATTGCCGATCCGGGCCAGCGTCGGCACCATGGCGAAGGTCACCTGACCCTCCCACGACTTGGCGCTGGCATCAACCACCGACGTGGTCAGGCCCGGATTGACCCGGGCAAACTTGCCCCGGTTCTGATCGGTCAGCTCGTCGCGGTGCGCCAGCACGCATACCTTGGCGGCGCTGTCGCCGATCACCTCACCGGTGACCGCCGACAGCATGATCGTCTTGCCAGCACCCGTGAGCGCGATGCCCAGCGTGTTGCCGTGAGCGTCAAGTGCCGCAAGGCTGCGCTCGACAAAGGTTTTCTGACGGGGGCGCAGCCGCATGATCGCTCCCCCTCACTCAGCCCAGCTGGGACGCCCGGAAAAACCGGGGGTCGCAGGGTTTTGCGGCGTCTGCGTTTGAGGGGCGGGATCGGTGTAGCCCTGAGCCGGGGCGTTCGGCACCGAGGGCTGGCTGTAGCCATGCATCGGGTTAGCCCCGGCCTGCCCCATGAGCTGCGCATAATCACGGTGGCTGGGTGTGACGGCTGAGCGGACCTCGTTTTTGTCTTCGCCGTTGGTGTCAGAACCGATATCCATCCGAGCGATGAATTCGATCCCGTCCAACTCCGCAAAGCCGCTGATCCGGCGTTTGGCCTGTGCTTGCGCTGAGTTGTCCTTGTCGTCGATGCCACGCGCCGAGTTCAGGATGCCCTTGACCAAGCCGCGCCCTGCGTTGCCCCAATCCGGACCCTTCGGGCTGTAGAGCCCGATCAGCGACCAGATCTTGCGTTTGGCGTATGGCCCCTCGACAACGGTATATTCGGCGTCGAGATAGACAGCGCCGGTGGCGCCGCGTTTGGCATAGCCGCCGGTCCAACCCTGGCTCGGGTCATCGAAACCACCCGGGCGGATCGTCAGCCGCACCTTGGCCAGTGTGCCTTTCGGAATTACGGTGCCGTTGCTTTGCGCGGAGTTGAAATCGTTCCAGAGTCCGGTCATCGGATTTGTCCTTTC